GGTGACGGCGAGCGCGAGTGGAGACTAGTGAACGGTTTACCGATAGGTCAAGACAGTTTGCTTTGAGTACTTATTAATTAACGAGGGAAAATGCCGATTGTCGGGCCCCAAGAGCTCGGGAAAATTTTCGAATGCGAAGATTCGTACATCCACAAACTCGCGAAAGAAGGAATGCCGCAGGAGGGCCGCGGAAAGTACGACCTCGGCAACTGCATGCTCTGGTATATCAAGTATCTGAAAAACAAACTCAAAACGCGCGCGCGTCTTGCGCACGACCCGACCGCACCCGTGACAACCGAGCGCGATGTGCGGCTCCGACTTTTGACCGCCGAGGCCGACCTCAAGCAATTGGAGCTCGCGCGCGAGCGCGGGCAATTCGTCTCGCTCGAAGATGTCGAGAAAACCATCATGCAAATCGTCGTCGTTACCAAAGCGCGCATCTTGGCGCTACCCTCGCGGCTTGCGGCGCAATTAGTCGGCGAGGGTCGATTGGAAATTGAGAACCGATTGGATAAGGAATTGAAAGCAACGCTTACAACGTTGAGCAAAAACGGACACGAGGCCGCCGATGGAAACCCACCCGAGCGCATTGACTAATTTGCACGCCGCGGCGTCGCGCGCGATGGCGCTTTGGGAACCGCCGACCGACATGACCGTGTCGGAATGGGCGATGCGCAACCGCTACATGCCCAAGGGCACAACCTCGCGGCCCGGGCCGTTTGTGCCCGAAAAATTTCAAATCGAAATGATGGATGTGATTTTGAATCCGCGCGTACACGAGATAGTGATTCAAAAATGCACACAGGTCGGCTTTTCCGATGGGGTGCTAAATAACATCGTCGGCTATTACATCGAGGCGGACCCGAAACCCATCATGCTCGTTCAACCGACCATCGACAACGCGAAGGACTACGGAAAAAAGCGCATCACTCCAATGATTGAAAACTGCCCCGTCTTGCGGGACAGAATCAAAGACCCGACATCGCGCCGCCCGGGGAATACGCTTGCTCTCAAAGAATTTCCCGGCGGTTTCCTGAAACTCACCGGAGCGAACACGGGCGCGGGATTGCGCAGCGACCCCGTGCCCATAGTTTTGTTCGATGAAGTGGACGGCTATCCTTTGGACGTTGAGGGCGAGGGCGACCCTCTGGAAATCGGCACGCGACGGACGGACACTTACGCGGATTATAAAATTGTCAAAGGTTCGACTCCCGCAAAACCGAAAAGCATCTCGCGCATCGAGCGAGATTTCGAACGCAGCGACAAACGGCGCTTTTTCGTGCCATGTCCATTCTGTCAATTCATGCAAATCCTTTGGTGGCGAGACCCGGAGACGAAAGAGTATCGGCTCTATTTCGAGCGCGACCCCGGCGGGCAAATCGTAAAAGATTCCGTCGCGTTTATTTGCGCCAACTGCAAACAAAAAATTTCCGAACGGTTCAAGCATCGAATGTTGAACGCGGGCGAATGGCGTCCAGAATTCCCGACCCGGCCTGTCGTGGGTTTCCATCTCTCGGCATTGTATTCGCCTTGGCGCGATAACTGGAGCGACCTCGCGCAAGAGTGGAACGAAGCGACGACGCAAAAGAACCCGGAAAAACTGAAAGCGTTTATCAACCTACGGCTCGGCGAAACGTGGGAAGAGGAAGGCGACAGCGTCGAGGCCCTCGGGCTCAAATCGCGGCTCGAAAAGCAAGTCGCCGAGGTTCCGCCGGGCGTGGGCCTGCTCACCGCGAGCGTCGACGTGCAGGGCGACCGCCTCGAATGCGTCGTCAAGGGATGGGGCGCGGGCGAAGAGTCGTGGCTCATCGCCTACCAAATTTTGTACGGCGACCCCGGGCAAACAAACGTGTGGGATGACCTCGATGCGTTTCTCGGCGAGGAATTCCAGCACCAAAGCGGGCGCATGGTCAAAATCTCCGCGACGATGATTGACTCGGGCGGCCTGCACACCGAAGAGGTTTATAAATTTTGCAAACCGCGCGGGCATCGCCGCGTGTATTGCCTCAAAGGTTCGAGCGAGGCGGGCAAGGAAATTCTCGGGCGCTACACGACCAACAACCGTTACCAAGTCAAATTGTTTAGCGTCGGCACCGACACGGCAAAGGACCGGATTTTTGCGCGCTTGCGCATCCCGGCGCCGGGGCCCGGTTTCATTCATTTGCCCGAGTGGGCCGAGGATGAATACATCGCGCAATTGACCGCGGAGAAAGCGATTCGGCGTTATCGCCGCGGTCGCGGCGTCGTGCGCGAATACGTCAAGATGCGCGCGCGCAACGAGGCGCTCGACCTCGAAGTGTACGCGCTCGCCGCGCTCTATGTGCTCGGGCATCAGACCTTGCGGCACCTCGGCGAGCTCGCCGAGCACCTCAACACGCCGCCCGACGAGCCCAAGAGCGGCACAGGCGGCGAGGGTGAGGGTGGGCCGAGTGCAGGCGGGCCCAGGTCAGGCAAAAGGAGCGGGTGGGTGTATGGATACGACAACTAGCACCGCATTGCAGGTAACAGGGAGCATGACGCTAGGGGGTTTGACCGGGCTCGGATTGGCGTTTTTGTTCGATGTCTTGGGCATCGAGGACATCGCCGTCGATTTCGCGCTCGGGCTCGTCGCCGTCGTGTTTGTCGTCGCATGTTTCGCGGGGTGGCATTGGTGGCGCGGCTATCGCGCGCAATTTGCCCGGCGACGCGAGCAGGCGCGCCGCAGAAGGGCGGCGCTCCGATGAAAGCCTACAAAGTCGCGGCATTTTTCCCGAATGTCGTCGCGCACAAGGCTTTCCAGAGCGCGACCGTCAATGCATCATCGTTCGAGACCGCGGCGGCCCGCGGCTTGCGCGAGATTTGGAAACGTGACGGAATCAAAGGCCGCCGAATTCAGGTTTTGCGGCTCGACATCGCGCTCGTGCGCAACGGCTCGACGCCGACCGGATAGGTTTCAGCGGGATAGGTTGCGGCGGATAGGTTTCAGCGGAAAGAAAAATTGGGGAATCTCGCGCCAACAAGATTCCCCGGGTTTGGTCAGGTAGGACTATTCTGAAGAGGGTTAACTGCGGAGATGGGGTGCTCTAAGAGTAGCAGAAACAAAATGAAAGCAAAAACAAACCGCAAAGCACAGCGCACGACCCGGCGGGCATTCGGCGTCGGCCTTTTCTCCGAGGCCGCAATCCTCGCGCTCACCGAAAACGTCGGGCCGTTTACGCCATCGGCGAAACACGCCAAGATATTGAGCGAGGTTAGTTTCGCGCCCGCCGCCGAGGAATGTGTCGCCTGTCCGCTCGGGCACAGTGGGCCCGCGGTCGAGTCGGCTTTCAACGCGAAAATTTTAGAGTGTACCGTGTGCGGTGTGCTCTGGCATCGCATCCCGCCGCGGGCCGCGCGCGTCTAGCGCGGGAGTCGAAACGGCGGCGTCGTGTTTGTTTTTTGGAGCAAGGCCCTCAGCGGTTCAAACGAACGGAAGGCCCGATAGTGAGCCAAGCCGAAACGCGCGAAAATCCGCACGACTTCTGAAACGGCGCGGCCCTCGGTCTCGGCAATCGCTTCGAATTCCGCGAGCTCGTCGAATGTCCATCGCACGTTGATTTGCGTACTCTTTCGTTTTTCCGACGGCGGTTTTTTCTTATCGTTCATAGGTGCGATGCCCCTCGTGCCCGTGTGGCAAATTGCAGAGCTCACATTTGAAAAAAAACTCGTCGCACTCGCGGCAATAGCCCTTGCGGACGGATTGACCGCAACGCGAGCAAACGGGCGTGTCGACCGGGCCGAGCAGTGCATCGCGCTCGGGCGGCGATAAGTACGGCATCACGCGGCTCGTTTGTGTTTTTGATTGCGGCGTTTTTCGTCGGCTTGGATGCGGCGGGCCTTGAGCGCGGCGGCTTGCGTGTGGCTCGCGAGATTAACGGAAAGCCAACGCCATTTTTGGTAGTTGTACATCGGATGCTCGATTCCGTAGATTGAGCGCGGCGGTTTCTCACCGCACCAACACTTGATTTCGAGACCATAACTTTTGCCCGCGCGTCTGCTGTTGAAGTAACTCTCCCACCCGGTAGGCAATGACGCTCGGAGGGATTGATAGGGAGTTTGCATAGACTTCGAGCCACGTTTGACAGTGTCCGAATGCGAAGATGGTATGGCGTTCGAGACTGCGGGCGGCTTCGTTGTCGTGCTCGGCGTTTGCATTTCCATTCATGGTCTCCTTGGTCGGTACGATTTTTTGATGCTTACTCTTTGCGTAGTACACCCAATTATAAACAACGTGACTAGGTACTTTGTGTTGCTTCGCAATCCGGGCGACGGATTCGTCAGGACGCGCGGCAATCTCGGCGAGTATCACGGCTTTTCGCTTGGCGCTTACTTTGTATCTGTGTCCTCTTGGCAATTGCGGTCTCCTTTCAACGACCCGTCATTCATAAGCCAATCGGCTAGGAATTGTCTAGTAAGTTTTCCCACCCGTGCCGTTTTCGCCAATCCTTCTCCCATGACGGTTAGACACCATACTTACACCCATACTTGATATACCAAGCCGTTTGGTTAATACTCGACGTGTAGTTAATTTCACAAAACGGAGACGGGCATCATATGAAACTAATTGACAAGCAAGGGCGCGCGGTAAAAATCGGCGAGTGGGCGCGGGATTTCCGCGGCGAGCTCGCGCTAGTAACGGCCATTTACGAACCGGGCACGCGGTCAGGCGGCAACGGCGGGCGCGTCGAGGTCGACGACCTCGGGCATCGCGCGCTTTACTTTCCGAGCGTCTATGGCTTTCGGTTTATCAAAGAAAACTAATGTGCGAACACTGCGCACTCTGCACGCTTGTCGAGCCAACCGGATTCGATTATCCTTTACATTCGAGACCGGAAAGAGAGGCGCGGCCCGTGCCCAAATGTAGGAAACACAAAGTCAAATTGATTTGCCCCGCATGCATGGGCGAGCGGAGCTCGCGCGTGCAAACCAAGGCCAAGAAAATCGCGAATCGCAAAAACCTGCGGCTCGCGTGGCAAGCGCGTCGGAAATACACGCGATGCCGTCGGTATCGCTCGCATCACTTCTCAGCAGTAACGGGCATTTGCCCGTGCGGATACAAACGCCCCGAGGCGGCTTAGTCCTCGAAAGGAAAAATCACTTGAGACCAAAAACATTTGTCGTTGTTGCTCTAGCACTTATCTTTGCGGCGCTCATCGTTTATGGAAGCGTCAAACGGCCCATGCCGACGCAAGCATCGCCCGCACCGCCCGCGCTCGCTCCGGTCGCCTACATTCACGACCCGGCGAGCATCCCGACGTTTATCACCCCGACAAATCCGGCGATTCTCGACACCGCCGATGCTCTCGACCGCGCGCGGGAATTTGGGCGCGAGGCCGAGCTCGTCGAAGCGAGGCGACTCTTTCAACTCGCCTCGCGCCAGCACAACGCCGCGGGCTCGCCTCGCGAGGATAATTTCATCGTGCTCATGGATTACCTGACCGCGGTGCAATACGAGCTCCGCGGGTCGGCGGTCGAATCCGCGAAGCAAACCCATCACCGCGCGCAAGTTTGCGGCGCGGAAATCCGCGGCCACGGTTTCGAGGGCTCCGCGCCGGGCGATTGCCAGAAGCTAACCGAGGCGTGGGAAAAAACCGTCGCCGCCCGCGTCAAGGCGAACAAATGATAATTCCTGCATTCTTGGCGCATCTCCCACGGCACGGGGAATTTCCCGTGCCGTTTGTCATGTTATGGGTTGACGGCAAACCGGATTTCCGCGCGGTCGACGTGGAAAAACTTCTGCAATGTTTCGACGAGCGTTTGTGTGGAATCTGCGGGCGGCGGCTCGGCGAGCTCGCATTTTTTATCGGCGGCGATGCGTGCAAGCGGTCGCATCTATTTCAAGACCCGGCCATGCATCCCAGTTGTGCATGGTTCGCCGCGAGCGTTTGCCCGTTTTTGAATGGCGAGCGGCGCTCGTACTCGACGCGGCCTTTGCCGCAAGCCGAGGGCAAGGTCATTTCCGACCGCCCCGGTTACGTGCCCGAAAATAATTGGTTGCTCAAAACCCGCACGAGGAAAATCCAAATGCATCGGCTCGCCGATGGCAACGTTTGTTTCCGCGCGCCCGGCCTGTGGCTCGCGACTCTGGCAATCTCACAAAAGGCCGCCCGATGAAAACCTACAAAGTTTTTGATTCTCAAGTCGTCGTCGTGCTCAGTAAAGACGAGGCGAAATTTTTGCTCCGCGGCTTTGCGACCAATTATTTTCAAAACAACAAAACGAAAGCGCGCATCGTCGACAAACTTGCCGCGGCGCTCACCGAAGTTTTAGGAACACTATGCAAACCCCAAGAGTAAAAGAGCGCGACGAATTCGAATCGGAGTGGAACGCTTTGCGCGCGACCATGCGGTGCCCTCGATGTCACGAGCGATTCACCCGCTCGAAAGAGGTCTATCTCTCGCGGCATGCCATCGAATTCGGCGTGCGATGCACCGGGCAAGGCGCGGTGCTCGTCGTCATATTGCCTTGGTGCGCGCGGTGCGAGCGCGAGCCCGTGACCTATGGATGCGTGCATGAGCCCATGTTTGCGGGCACGCGAAAGCGCGAGGTCAAACCGCGGCGATGCGATTTTTGCATGGAACCGAATGTAAAAATCGAAAAGGAAATCCGCGCGGCGTCATTCGTCGAGCAACGGATTCCCGACGGCGAGCACATTGTCGACGCGGGAATATGGGGCGCGTGTCGCTCGTGCGCGGCGCTCATCGAGGCCAAACAATTCGCCGCGCTCGTCGAGGTCGGCACCCGCGGGACAATCAAGATGCACCCGGAGTGGGATATTGCACCCCAGGTCGAGGCCCTCTTGCGCGTCAAGATACGCCAGCTATTTCGCGCGGTTTTCGGGGAAATTGATTTCGACGGCTCGGTGCAGAATTAAAGAATTCAAGAATTTATGAAACTCGAAAAACTTCTGTCGCGGCTCGAAGCGTGCGCGCGGCCCATCATCCTCGAATATTTCCGCCCGGATTCGTGCATCGCCTCGACGCATATTTTGATTCGCGTGCTCGACCATTTCGGCGTTCACGCCGAACCGTTGCCGCTCAAAATCGTCGTCGGCAACAAACCATTTTGGCGACTCGTCGCCGACGGAAAAATCCCGCCCGCGACCAAAGAGATGCTCGACAAGCACGGCGCATGGTCGGTCGGTATCGACGGCAAAGGGGCCCTTGTCTTGGACGGACGGGGTTTGCCCGGATACTCCGGGCATTTGGTCGCGTACTGTCCGCAACACAATTTTTTTCTCGATGGCTCACTCGACCAAGCCAATCGCCCGCACAAAAACATCATCGTGCCCGGGCTCGTTCGCGTGCCCGTTCCGCGGCTTTTTTTCTCGAAGCTCGACCCGCACCTTGCCCTGCACGTCGACTTTGTGGATTGCGCGGTCGAGTATTATCGGCACGACGATTTCGCTTTCCGTTTGTCGATTGATTGGCTCGACCATAAGCGCGTAAAGGCCCCGGTCAGGCGCATCGTCGAGCAACTGACCCACAATTCCTAGCACTCAAGTAATGTTTGAGTGGCACGGCTTGGGGTTTTCCCCGTAGATTTCCGAGGCGTGACGACTCCGCCCATCATTCCCGATTGGGTGCCCACTCAATTCGGCATCGGCACGACGGTACAATTCACCCGTTCTTTCGACGATTTCCCCTCAAACGACCCCGACGAAACTTGGACCTACACGATTTATTGGAACGGCCCGCAAGACAAATTCAACAAGCAAGCCGAGGCGGTCTCACCGGATAATCCCGGGCCCGGTTTTTTTGTTTGGCTCAAGCCTGCGGACACGAGAACGCTACACGCGGGGCCCTATCGCTATTGCGAGCGGCTCACCAACACCGCGGGCGACGTGTGGGATTTGTCGGGCGAGACCCTCGTGTCAAATCTCGTCTATTCACCCGCGGATGCCCCGGCGGGCGCGTTTCAAACGTGGGAAGAACAAACATTAGCGATGCTGCAAGCGGCGCTCGCGGGCAACACCTCGCCGCTCGTGCAGAGTTACCAAATCGCGGGCCGCGCCGTGTCCAGCTATCCCGCAAACGAACTGCACCAACTCGTCGGCATTTATAAGTCGGTCGTGTGGCGACAGCAGCATCCCGGCTCGCTCGGCGTGAGCTACGACGTGATTTTCCGGCCCGAACCGCAAAAGATTTTCCCGATTCCGAGGTATTGGCGCTAATGAAACGCAAGCCCTCATTCATCGAGCGCATCGCGAATTTTTTCGGATTCACGAAACGTTTCTATCCGTATCTGTACGACGGCGCGAGCGTCACGCGGTTAACGGGCGACTGGATTTCGACGCTCCTATCCTCGGACCAAGAGATTCGCGGAAACATCCGCATGCTTCGCGCGCGAGCTCGCGACCTCGCGCGCAACAACCCCATCGCGAAAAACTATTTGAATTTGCTCGCGGCGAACGTCATCGGCGACAACGGCATCCGCTACCAGTCGAAAGTTAGGAACAATAGCGGCGAGCTCAACAAGCAAATCAACACAAAAATCGAGCAGGCTTGGCGCGATTTCGGCAAGGTCGGCGAATGCACCGCCGACGGGAAATTGTCCATGCGCGCCCTTGAGGATTTGATAATCCGCACGGTTGCCCAAGATGGCGAATGTTTTGTGCGTTTGTTGCCCGGATTCAAAAACAAATTTCGATTTGCGATGCAACTTATCGACGCCGACCAAGTCGACCCGCTTTTCAATCGCTTTCAAAGCGAAACCGAAAACGAGGTGCGCATGGGCATCGAGGTCGACCAATGGGGCAAGCCTGTCGCCTATTGGGTGAATCCCAAACCGCCCTCGGAATACGGCGGCACGCTCAACCGCGAGCGCATCCCCGCGGAGCAAATCGTTCACCTGTACGACCCCTCGCGCGTGAATCAAACCCGCGGCGTGACATGGTTTCACGCGGTTATGTCGCAATTAAAAATGCTCGGCGGATACATCGAGGCCGAGCTCGTTGCCGCGCGCACGGGCGCGGCCAAGATGGGATGGCTCCGCTACACCGACCCGAGCGCGTATGAAACGCCGAATGCCGATGCTCAAAAGGCGGGATATTACACGCTCGAAGCCAACCCCGGAATGATTGAGACCTTGCCGCCGGGCATGGAATTCGTCGCGTGGAATCCTGACCACCCGGCCAACGCTTTCCCGAATTTTGTTATCGCGCTTTTGCGGCAAGTCGCGAGCGGCCTCGGCGTGAGTTATAACGCGCTGGCATCGGACCTCGTCGGCGTGAATTATTCGTCGCTCCGCTCCGGCCTGCTCATCGAGCGCGAATTGTGGCGGCGCTTGCAAGCGTGGCTCATCGAATCGTTTCTCTTGCGCATTTTCGAAGAGTGGCTCGACATGGCGCTCCTATCGGGCGCGCTCGTGCTCGATTCCCGCGACCCGGCGAAATTCCTCATGGGCGTTTGGATACCGCGCGGGTGGGCGTGGGTCGACCCGCTGAAAGACGTGCAAGCGAGCTCCATCGCCATCGCTAACGGTTTGACCTCGCGTTTCCAAGTCCTCGCGGAAAAGGGCGAGGATTTCGAGGAAACCGTCGAGCAACTCGCCGACGAAAACAAAATCGCCGAGCAGTACGACGTGGACATTAGCGGCGTCGCGGCGGCTCCGAAAATCAACAAAGCGACCGACGAAGAAGCGCCGCCGCCCGCCGCCGACGAATCCGAGACGGGCAAAGAAAGCGCGGCGCAAGACGCGGCGCGCTTGCTGGAATTCAGAAAGGGGCGAGCATGAGCATCGAAGAAATTTTGCGCAACGGATTGCACGACGGGCAATTCCTCGACATGCAAACGCGCATTTTCGACATTTCCGAAGTCGTGATGCGCGCGAAATCCAAACCCAAACCCGCGCCCAAACCCGCGCCGAAACCGGACAAAGACAAAGGCGACAAGCGCGCCGAAGAAAATCCCGCGCCGGGCCCAGGCGGCGAGGCGCAACGGCAAAGCGACGAGGCGGAAGATTTCGGCGGCGGAACCGCGGCGGGCGGCGACGGCGACGACGACGAGGAAATGGAAATTGCGATTAGCTCGGAGTATCCCGTCAAACGATGGTACGGAACCGAAATTCTCGACCATAGTCCTGAAAGCGTCGATATGTCGCGCGCGCGCCGCGGGCTCGCGTTTTTGTTGGAACACAACACCCGCGACGTTATCGGCATTGTCGAAAATTGCCGCATCGACCCTGACAAAAAACTCCGCGGCAACCCACGATTTTCGAAAAACCCTCGGCCACAAGAGGTCAAGCGCGACATCAAGGACGGAATCCGCAAGGACATTTCCGTCGGTTACATGGCCGAGGAAGCGGTGCTCGAAAAACAATCCGACACGGAAGGCAATACCTATCGGATTACGCGATGGACACCGCTCGAAGCTAGTTCCGTTGCTGTACCAGCGGACCCGACGGTCGGTCACGGTCGCATGGTTCGCGAGGGCGCGCGGATGTCTGCAATCAAATTGAAAGAAAATCCGGCTCCCAAGCCGAATACGGAGGTCTCCATCATGGCAACGACAGAGCAAGAAACAAGGACCGCCGCCGCGGAAATTTTTCGGCTCGGCAAGCGGCATGGCATCCCCGACGACCAAGTTTTGAAAATGGTCGAGGAAGGAATCAGCATCGAAACCGCCTCGGCGCGCATCCTCGCGGAAGTCGAAAAGAAAAACGCGCGCGCCTTACCGCAACCCGGCGCGGAGCGCGTCGAAGAGGATTTCCGACTCAGCGAATCGGAGCAAGCCGAATACAACCTCGCCCGCGGCATCATGGCGCTCGCCAGCAATCGCGAATACAGCGAGGCGGGCACAAACAAACGGGTGAATTGTTTCGAGCTCGAAGTGTCCGACGTGCTTGAGAAGCAATGGAGTCGCGCGAAACACGGCGGCCTGTTTGTGCCGTGGAGTATCAAACACGCGCGCGACGAAAACCTCGAACGGAAATATCCGCGGCTTTATGCCATGCACAAAGCACTCCGCGGCGCGCCCGGTAGTGGCGCGGGCCTCGACACGACCGCAACGGGCAAGGGCGGCGCTTTGGTATTCATCGAGCCCGGCGAATTCATCCAGTTTCTCTATAACCGCATGCGCATCAAGGAACTCGGCGCGCGCACGCTCGCGGGATTGCGCGACAACGTCGCTTTCCCGAAACAAACCGGAAGCGTGTCGGGCTCGTGGGTGGGTGAGAATACGGGCTCGGATGTCGCCGACAGCGCGCTCACGCTTTCACAAATCCCCTCGTCTCCGAAAACCTACCAGTCGAGCACGAGTTATTCGCGGCAATTGCTCGCACAAGCGGTCGTCGACATTGACACTTTGGTCCGCGAGGACCTCGCGAGAAATCAGGCGTTGAGCCTCGACCTCGCGGCAATTAACGGTGCGGTCGCCACGCCGCAACTCTCGCCCGTGGGCATTTTGAATACGACGGGCGTACAGACCTACGACCAACCCGCGGCGGTGAATGGATGGTCGCCGACGTGGAAAGACATCCTCGTCATGTCGCAAAAACTTGAGGATGTGAACGCCGACCAACTCGGCACGGGCGGATGGCTCACGACTCCGGGCGTGAAAACCAATTTGAAAAATACTTCGCGCTTGGCGAACACCATCGCCTTGCCGATTTGGACCGACGACGACGAGGTCACAGGCGCGCCCGCGCGGTCGACCAATCAAGTCCCGAAAAACGGCACGATGGGCACGGGCACGAGTTTGCACACGCTCATCCGCGGAATTTTCGAAACTATCATCGTCGGGATGTGGGGCAACGGCTTCGAGCTCGTTGTCGACCCCTATCGCCTGAAAAAGCAAGGCATGATTGAGCTAACAACTTTCATGCTCGCCGATGTCGTGCTCACGTATCCGTCGGCGTTTGTCTGCACCTCACACATCATTCCGTAAAAAATTCTTTCGAGAATTTGCGGGCCGAGATTCGAAAACTCGGCTCGCGAATTCCTTTTTTCAAAATCAGAAAGGGAGCGCAAATGTCAACACAGGAAAAACCGGAAGGCGAAAAGAACACTAAGGCCGAACCGAACACGATGCCCGGGCCGCCGATTAAAACGAAAACGGTCGTCGTGTTGAGTCCATGCATCGTCGAGGGCAAGCAAGTCGAGCCCGGCACCGAAATCACTTTGCCCGAGGCCCAAGCCAATCTTTTGATTGGCGACGGCATGGCGCAATCGCAAGAGGACGCGGCCAAGGCCAAAGAAGAGGCCGCGGCGGCGGAAAAATCCGCGGAGCACAGCGGCGGCCCGGCGCAAGTCAGTAGCGAGCACGCGGCGGAACACGGCAAACACGACCCGAGCAAGAAACACTAACGGCCTTTTCTCTGCTACCACTCGGAGAAAAAAGGCTTTCGTGGGCGGTTGAGCCTCGCGACTGCACTCGTGAAATCAACGGCCCCGCAAAAAAAGGGAGACCGAAATGCAACTAACGGTGAAAGTCGAATTGCTACGCGGCACGGTTATCGCGAGCGTCGACGGGCGAGTCGAGGGCCAGGTCGGCGACATTTTTGAATTGAGCAGAGGACAAGCGGCGCAACTGGTCGGCGACGGCGCGGCGAAATACGTTGAGCCTAATCGCGCGCCGACCGCGGTCACGACGATGGAGGCCGACCACGGCGACCCCA